AACAGCAGACACTCATCGATGCGTTTCCGCTGCCGCCGTCTATGGTTATCAGAACAAGAAAATCCCTGCATACATACTGGTTTGTCAAAGAGGCAAAGGTGTCATTGTTTCGTCCCATTCAAAAGGCACTGGTGCAGCATTTCGGCGGAGATCCTGCCTGCGTCAACGAAAGCCGTGTCATGCGTCTGCCGGGATTCTATCACTGCAAGAAAGAACCGGTCTTGGTGGAGTGCATCTCGTTTCACCCGGAACGAAGATACACACAGGAACAGCTGATAGAAAGACTGCCTGTTTCGCAAGAAGCAGAAGAACAACCAAAAGTACCGCTGCATGGAGAACAGAAAGGGATCGGCATTGTAGAAGCAGAATGCGATTTTATCAAGTACTGCCGGGACAATGCAGCTGCACTTTCTGAACATGACTGGTATGCGATGATCTCCAATTTAAGCGTGTTTGAAGGCGGTGCAGCGGTCATACATCAATACTCCAAGCCGTATCCGAAGTATTCTTTTGAAGAAACGCAGAATAAGATCCAGCATTTTCTCCGCAGCGGAACAAAACCTATGACCTGCCGCACCATTGCAGAGAAAGGCTTTTCCTGCCCAAAGCTGCGAAGTGGACAGTGCAGCTGTAAATCTCCTGCGGCTCTGTGTTTTCAGCCGCTTTCCATTGATGGCATTCGGGCACTGCTACAGCAGCAAAAGGTGCAAAATGCCGTGGTGGAAGATTTGCAGACTGCACGAAACTTTGTGTCGGAATATCTTTACAATGTGGACAGCGTGACTGCCGAATCGATGATCCATTACGATTTAAAGCAGCATTTCGGTTTCAAAAATGCAGATGTCAAGCCGCTGCTTGCTCTGCAAAAAGAACTGTACAAGGCATTTCAAAACAAATCCGAAACACGGAAGCATCGCTCCGGCATGGAAATTCCCGACTGGTATGAAATGACAGAACGGGGTCCGAAGTTTCTGCCCGGTGTGCTTGCAGAACACATGACACAGAATGCCCCCGTGTTTTATTCTGCCGAGCAGTATTATTGCTATGAAAACGGCGTTTATCACAGCATTACGGAATTGACAGCAAGAAATATGGTACGGGATAAAATGCTGACCAGATACACAAAGCTGTCTCAGATCAATGATACCGAAGGACAATGGAAGATGCAGGTGCAGAAGGATATTCGGGAACTTAATCCCAATCCCTATCTCATCAATGTGCGAAATGGCCTGTACAATGTGCTGGACGAAACCTTATCGGAGCACACCGCAAAGTATCTGTCTACGGTACAGCTGAATGTGCGATATATGTCCGATGCAAAGTGTCCCAGATTTCTGCAGTTTCTGCATGAATCCGTGGAGGAGGATCAGGTGACGCTGATTCAGGAAATGCTGGGCTACTTTCTCATTCCGGTCAATCATGCCCAGAAGTGCTTTATCATTGTGGGAAAAGGCGGTGCCGGGAAGTCTGTGCTGCTGCGGGTGCTGAATGAACTTCTGCTGGGAAAAGAAAATGTGTCCAATGTAGCATGGCAGGCATTGAATGATCGATTCAAGACCGCAGAACTTTTTGGCAAGTGGGCGAATATCTGTGCAGAGCTGCCCACAAAGGGCATTGAAGACAACGGCATTTTCAAGGCGTTGGTCGGAGAGGATTATCTGACTGTGGAAAAGAAAAACAAAAATCCCTTTTCTTTTCAGCCCTATGCGAGGCTGCTCTTTTCCTGCAACAGCATTCCGAAGAACTATGGGGACAAATCGGAGGGCTTTTACCGCCGTCTGATCATTGTCCGGTTCAATCATTCTGTGCCGGAGGACAAGCGAGATCCGGAACTTCTGGAGAAGTTCCGCTGTGAAGCAGATGGGATCTTTCAATTTGCCTTAGAAGGACTGCGGCGGCTGATGCAGAATCATTTTCATTTTTCAGAAACACAGGCAAATGCACAGGAACTCCAGAAATACCGGGAGGACAGCAACAGTGTGCTGGCGTTTGTTCGGGACTGCTGTACTTTGCAAATGGATGCAGAAGTGGGAAGAATGGAGTTCTTTGCACGGTATAAAGCATACTGTGACAGCTGCGGCATGGCTCCATACAGTCAGCAGAATTTCAACAACGAACTGGAAGCAAATTTTCCCACGGTTGTGAAAGCAGCAGACAGAACCGGAAAACGGAGAACGTGGAGAGGCATCAGCTTTTCAGAAAGCCATGTGTAGCTTGCCAGGGGAGAGGTCTGCACAGCTTTCTGACAGGGTTTACAGGCTTTGCAGGGAATTCCCGTAATCTTTTATATATTTCCTATTTTATATCCCCATATATTTTCTCATTTTTTATGAGTATAATAGAAATTTCCCTGTAAAATCAGTAAAGAGGTAAGAGGTGAGCAGTTTGAAAGAAGCGGATATCGTAAGGGCGATTTTGAGGTATCTGAAAACCGTGCCGAATTGTTTTTGCTGGAAGGAGCATGGCGGGATGTATGGAACGGCAGGAATCCCCGATGTGATCGCCTGCATTGGCGGCAGGTTCTTTGTCTTTGAAGTAAAAACGGAGAAAGGGAAAGCAACTGCTTTGCAGGAATCGGTTCTTCGCAAAATACAAAAATGCGGCGGAAACGCTGCCATCGTCCGTTCTGTGGAGGAGGTAAAAAGAATGCTGGAGGAGATCACGGCATGACAGCAAAAGAATACATGAAACAGGCACAAAGACTTCTTAGAAGGATTGACCGAAAACAAAAGGAAGCAGATGTTCTTCGTCAGAAACTTTCTTTTCCCAAATCACCTGCCTATTCTGATTTGCCCAAACCCGTATCGCCGGAATCTCACGCCGTGGAAAGCGGCGTTTCTCAGATCTTATCCTTGGAGGAAGAAGTAAAGACTGCAAAAAAGGAACTGGAAGATCTGAAAGCCGTTTTTGATACTGCGATAAAAGCCGTCACAGATACGGAGCATCATGATATTCTGGCAAAGCGTTATCTGGAATTCAAGGACTGGAATCAGATCGCAGAAGAAATGGGATACAGTAAACCTTCCTGTTATCGTTTGCACCGGGAAGCCTTGGCAGGGATGAAAAGTTGATAGTTCATGATAGTTCATAACACTTGATGATAGTTCGCATATGTGGTATACTGTAAAGTAGGAAAACAGGAGAAAGCGAAACAGCCTTTGCGGAAGAAATTCTGCGAGGGCTGTTTTTCGTGTCCATAAAGGAGAATCGATATGCTTGCAAAAGAAGTTTTAAGAAACAGTATGGATCTAAACAGACGCATCAAGGAACAGAGTGTGATTTATCAGGATTGGAAAGCTATGGCGATGGAAATCGATGAAGATGAAATACATGAGATCGTGGAGGCAGCTTGGGACGATCTGATTGCATCGATTCGGTTGAAACGGAAGCTGGAAGAACTTATCATGGCAAATCACAATGCCGACCAGCGTGAGATCCTTCGTTTGCGGTATCTTTACGCTGCAACATGGGATGCCATTGCAGATGAACTGAATGACAGCGTTGCCTGGGTGAAGGAACAATACCAAAAAGCATTGAAAAAACTCTCTGCAGAAACCACAGAGAGTTGCAAAGGCTGTGACTGCTGTGCCGAAGAAATGTAAGAAGCCCTGCAAGCACCCAGGCTGTCCCAATCTGACAGACGGTTTGTATTGTGCAGAGCATCAGCCCCTGCACCCAGACCGACCGTCTGCTGCCAAGCGTGGCTATGGCAGCAGGTGGCAGCGGCTCAGCAAGGCGTACCTGCGGAAGCATCCGCTGTGCGTGAAGTGTATGGCACGGGGACGGTTCACAGCAGCAACTGTAGTCGACCATATCATTCCTCACCGTGGTGATCCGCATCTGATGTGGGATGAAAGCAACTGGCAGGCTCTTTGCAAGTCCTGCCATGACCGCAAGACATGGACGGAAGACCAAAATCCCGTCTATCGGTATTGATTGTGTCTGAAATGCTGCCGGTGGGGGGATAAAAATCTCTAATTGTGAATTTTTTACAGACCGGCGTTCCCTCTCACACACAAAAACCAAGGTTCAAACGGGGGATTAACCCCGAAAATATGCAAACAAGCCGAAACCTACGCAGTTTCGGCTATTTTTCTCTCAAAAAGGCAGGTGAAATCAGATGGCAAAGGACGGTACAAGAAGAGGCGGCAGACGAGTTCGTGCAGGCGATAAGCCGAAAGCCCTCTCCGACAAGATCGTAGAGGGCAAGGATGCAGATATTATGGAATTTCATGCTCCGGAATTAGACGCAGCTGATCTGGACGATGCCGCTGATTTGACCGGTGCGGATATGCCAAGCCCCAGTGCATACTTGTCTGCCCAGCAGAAGAACGGAAAACCGCTGGGAGCAGACATTGTGTACAAAGAAACATGGCTCTGGCTGAAACAGCGTGGCTGTGAAAAGCACGTCAACAAACGGCTGCTGGAAAGTTACTCGCAGGCATTCGCCCGATTTGTACAGTGTGAAGAAGCCCTCAGTACCTATGGACTGCTGGGAAAGCACCCGACCACCGGCGGCGTTATTGCCTCCCCGTTTGTGCAGATGAGCCAGACATTTCAGAAACAGGCAAATTTGCTCTGGTATGAGATTTTCGATATTGTAAAGCAGAACTGTACGACCAAATTTGACGGTACGCCACAGGATGATTTGATGGAACAGCTTCTGAGCAGCAGAAAGTGAGGTAGCATGAAAGCAGATACTCAGTTCTGGCGAGATCTGAAAGCCAATCGCCAGAAGATGACAAAACAGCAATATCGCACAATCAAAGGACAGGCTGTCAAAGGCAATATGGATGCCGCCCGAAGCGGTATGCTCAGAATTCAGCAGAGGAGGAATTACAGATGACCACGACAACAGAATTTCAGCTTGTTGACATCAACAAGTTAGTGCCTTATGCCAATAACGCCAGAACACACAATAAGGAACAGATCCTGAAACTTCGCTCTTCTCTGCGTGAGTTTGGGTTTGTCAATCCGGTCATTATCGACCGGGAATACAATGTGCTGGCTGGACATGGACGCATTATGGCGGCAAAGGAAGAAGGTATTGAAGAAGTACCCTGTGTGTATGCCGACCATCTGACCGAAGCACAGAAGAAAGCGTACATTCTTGCTGACAACCGGATGGCGTTAGATGCTGGCTGGGACGATGAACTGCTTGCTGTTGAGATGGAAGAGTTGCAGAATCTCGGATTTGACCTTGGTTTGACTGGTTTCGATGAATCTGAAATTGCTGACCTTTTCGACATTAACAGTGATGAAGCAAAACAGGATGATTTTGATGTAGACGCAGAACTGGAAAAGCCCTGCAAATCCAAAACAGGTGACATCTGGCATCTTGGAAAGCACACCGTTATCTGCGGTGATTCCACTTTGCCGGAAACCTATACAGCACTTCTTGGAGACACAAAAGTAAATCTTGTTTGCACAGATCCGCCGTATCTTGTCAATCTGGAAAGCACGTCAGGCAAAATCAAAAATGATGACCTTGATGATGAAAAAGGATATGCGTTTCTGAAATCTGCATTTGAGAGATTCAAAGATGCCATGGCGAAGGATGCAAGCATTTATGTGTTTTATGCCACCTCCAAGGCACGTGTATTTCATGATGCATATGAAGATGCAGGCTTCAAGGTCGGTGCAGGACTTGTCTGGAAGAAAGACCGTCTTGTTCTCACCCGAACCGACTGGAAGTATATCCATGAACCGATTATCTGGGGCTGGAGAAAAGACGGAAAGCATATCTGGTATGGTGACCAGAAACAGAAAACAGTATTTGAATTTGACCGCATTAAAAACAGCAAAGAGGACGGCTGCGGACATCCGTCCAGTAAACCAGTCCCGCTGATCGCCTATCTGATTTCCCAGTGTACGCAGACAAATGGAATGGTGCTGGATGGATTTCTGGGAAGTGCATCTACGCTTGTTGCCTGCGACCAGCTTGACAGAATTTGTTACGGCATAGAGTTTGAACCGAAGTTTGTTGATGTAGCCGTTGAAAGGTACATAAAACTCCATGACGGAAATTCCGATGATGTGTATTTGATTCGGGATGGGAAGCGAATGGAATATTCGGAAGTAGAGGTGTCAGATGCGTAACCTCACCCTTGGCAGCCTCTTTGACGGCAGCGGCGGTTTTCCGCTTGCCGGACTGCTGGCAGGCATTGTGCCTGTCTGGTCTTCTGAAATCGAACCGTTTGCCATTCGTGTGACAGAAAAACGACTGCCGCAGGTACAACACTTCGGCAATATCAGCGGTCTGCATGGTGCAAAGCTGCTGCCTGTGGACATCATCACCTTTGGCAGTCCATGCCAGGATATGAGCATCGCCGGAAAACGAACCGGTCTGAACGGCAGCCGTTCTTCTCTGTTTCACGAAGCAATCCGTATCATCCGAGAAATGAGGTGTGCAAGCAATGGCAAATACCCAAGATACATCGTCTGGGAAAACGTCCCCGGAGCATTTTCCTCCAACGGTGGAGAAGATTTCCGCTGTGTCCTCGAAGCCATCTGTTCGGTCAAAGACAGCAGCATTTCAATTCCTCGACCTGCGGGAAAATGGACAAAAGCCGGAGAGGTTCTGGCAGAATCCTATTCCCTCGCATGGCGAGTTCTTGATGCACAATACTGGTGTACACGAACCGTGCCGTCCCCCTTTATCAGCTAAAGCTGACATTTCCCCCACCCCGTGGGGGAATCTTCCCCAGCGAAGAAAACGGATCTTTCTTGTCGCAGATTTTGACGG